GTGGAGCATATCTGTCGTGTTGAGGGCATAGCCCAGGTGCAGCGGGCGCCCCGCCATCATGAAGAGCAGGGCATCCCCCTCTTCGGCATCCTCGACCCGCCGGAACCGCGGGCGAAGCTCATCCACGGCGCCGCGCCGCAGCGCCTCGGTCATCGTGCAGGCGGGATCAGGGATGACCACGCCGCGCCGGGCGAGGTGCAGGGCAATGAAGAGCCCGAGGCAGTCAAAAGCGGTCGGGCCCCGCCCCCGCACCGCGTAAGGCAGGCCGATCCAAGCATCGGTCCACATCGCAAAAGCTATCGAGGCATCCGCGAGTTCAGCAAGGACACCTGAGCTTTCAGGCAGCCAACTTCGTCCTGAAGGAGGAAGACCAGCTCCCGGAGCTCGCCTCCCTCACGCCGCGCGCGACAACCATGCACCACGCATGCTGCGTCCCGGCATGGGCATGACCCTGCAGAGGCGGCAGCGCTGCTACCAGTTCCGCTCGCCACCGCGTGGCGACCGATGACGTAGGGCACATCTCCGAAATCAGCGTCTTGGCCGCCCTTCATCTCTGCCTTTCGGCCAGCACGGCGCAAGCCGCGCGCCGCGAAGGCCCGCAGGTTTCTGAGCATTTGATTTTCTCCTGTGGTCAGAACAGCGCCGGCGTCGTGCCAGGCGTCATCTCCAGATAGCCAAACTGCTCTTGCAGGATCGGCTCGATTGTCATCACGCCGCTGATGGTAAGGGCGTCATATTCAATGCCGGTGATCTCGACCTCGAACGGCCCGACCTCGACGATTTCGGGATGCGAGGTTAGCACGTAGACCACCCGGCCCAGCACCTCGCCGGTGATTGCCCGGAACTGGCCGATGATCTCGCGCGAAACGTTCGACGCGGTCCACTTGAGCACCGGGAAGCCTTCGTCTTCATCATCCGGAAGAGTGATCTCGAACGGAAACGGCAGGTATTCCTCGCCGGCATGTGCCACCGGCTCGTCGTTTCGAACGAAGCGCACGGGATCGCCCCAGTCAGGATGCGAAAGCTGCACGAGCGGCACCAGGACAGCAGCGCTGGCGTCGGCATACACCGCGGCGAGGAGGCGTTCGCTGACCTGCCTCATGGCAGAATCTCCAACTCGGCGGCGACACTCACACCGAGCTTGTTCGGCGTGATCTTGTACTCGCCCGCAAAGCAATAAGTGTGCGGCTTGCCGGTAACGGGATCAGTTGCCGAGAATGAGAGCACACCGTTTCCGAGGGCGGTCCGGTAAAACTCCTCGAACTGCGCAAGCTGCGCGACGGTGAGATACCCGATTTTTCCCGAGAACGGTCGCCGGGCGGCGCTGGTGCGCAGGCGGCGCTGCGGCGGGCCGACATCCGGCTTGTAGCGCAGGATGTGCCCAGTCGGGCCACTGAGTTGGTAGCCGCTCCGAGCGGAGAAAAACGGCAAGTCTGCTGGCCAGTTGGGCATGCTCATGCTCCTCTCGGTCGGCCCTTCAGGCCGAAGGTTTGGTTCATCATGTTTTGCCCGCGCTCGCTGCGCAGGTAGCCGCCAACCGCATTCTCGACCATGCGAACATTGATACCTGCGGGACTGGCCTGCACTTCGGCGCCTGTCCCCGGCAGCGTCTCGATGTGGACGGGGATTTCGACCTTCGGGGCCGTCTCGCGCCAGGCGCCGCCGCCCGTGGACGCGCCGGGCAGCGCCCCACCTTCGGCAAACTTCGGCACCTCTCGCCTGCGCAGCGCTTCCATGAACTCAAGCCCGTAGTAATCCACCGACGCGGCGGGCTGCATGAACTCGCCCCGCGAGCCCCAGAACAGCAGGTTGTCCTGCTTCTTGCTGCCGGGGCCTCGCAGCATGCCGACCGCACGCGGAACGCTCTGGAAGCCGCCACCCCCCGCGCGGCGCGGCAGCGGTCCGCCCGTAGAGTAAAGCCCACCCGAGACCATTGCGCCGGCACTGCCGGAATAGCCGGAGGTCGCGCCAGAGCCGGAGAACGAGAGCGTGCCACATGGCCCGAACACACCTTCCATGAGCAGGGCGAGTTGCTGCCAGACGGGGTCCCAAGCGATCTGCCAGAGCTTGTCGAGCAGGTAGTCACCGAAGTCGTCGACAAAGCCTCTCCACCCTTCCCTACCGGGCTTGAGGTTTTCGACGAGCCGCGACATCTCATTGCGATAGCGTTCAAGCCGAGCGGCGCGATCTTCATCGGTATCACCGGTTTCTTCGTCGCGCTTGTCAGCCGCATCCCGCGCCGCCACCAGCTTTCCGTAGGCCTCGGCCTGCTCATTGATCACGTCGATCAGTTTCCGCCCATCCTCAGCCAGGGCGGTCTCGGGGTTTATCCCAGCCTCTTTCGCGCGGCGCACCGACTCATATTGGAAGGTGAGCCGCGCCTGCGCCTCGACGCTGCGGCCGGCCAACTCCGCCTCGAGCTGCAGTTGATCGAGCTGTTCGCTGCCTGCCGCGATGACCTTCTGCAGGGCATCGGCGCGCGCGAGCGCGGCCTCTGCCGAGCTGGTGTTGCCAAATGCCGCGGCTTCCTCGAGGCGGCGCTTTTCGTTGATGCCGTTGTTGTGCCCGGCGAGCCCGCCAATCGCATCGGCGACGCCTTGCGAGTTGCCGCCGCGAAGCGCCGAGACAACGCCGCCGAGATCTCCGCCCGCACGGAATTCGCCCGTGCCGTAGTTGTGCAGCAGCGAGGCAAGGCTGCCCTTCTGATCGTCCGACAGCGCGGCGAATGCGGTTTCGCCGATCTGCGCGGTGATGGCATCAAAGTAGTCCCAGATCCGCCGATCAAGATCGAGCTCGGCTTGGGCGCGGGTGATCGTCATGCCCTCGGCGACCCGATGCGCCTTGCCATCCGGCGTGGTGTAGGTGTCCGACCCGTAGCCCGCGCGCCAGCCGCTGTTGTAGCGCTTGCCGTTCTTGTAGGACCAATCGGGATAGGCGTCCGGCCGAAAGTCTTCCTTGTCACGGATCAGCTCTTTGGCGGCGGCCACACCGGATCGGCCGGCGAGGATCGCTGCCTGAGAGCGGCTTTCCTGATACTGCAGGTAGGCCTCCCCTGCCCGCTTCAGACGATCGACCTCCTCGGCGGCGTCACGTGCGCTCTCGGCGGTCTCGTCAAAGGGCCGCTGCGCGGCGAGGCTCTGCTGCAAACCTTCGATCTCGCCGAGCTGCTCGGTCAGTTCCTTTTGCTTCGTTTCAACCTCGACCAGCCCAGCGACGTTCTCGCGGAACCCTTCGAGCTGCTCGGAGCGCACCTGCTTGCCAGCGATCACCGCCTCGTTCATTGCCCGCAGCAGCGCCTCGAAAGCCCGGCGGAGATCGGCTTCGCTGCTGGCGTTGGAGAGCGCCGCGAGTTCCTCCCCGAAGAGACCCGTCCGCTCGGCAAGCTCGGTGACCGCCGACAGGGTCTCGCTGCCACGGATCGGGCCGCCTGATCCAAGCAGATCGGCCATCGCGGTCGAGGCCTGTTCGATTGCGGGGCCCACCGCTTGCACCCGCTCGAAGGCGGTCGCGAACTCTCCAGCGGAGATCTCGAGATCGCCCGCCTGCTCCGCCATGCGCGCAAGCTGAGTGAGGTAACGGTTGGTCGGCATGCCAGGATCGGGCTTGCCGGTCTGCAGGTTGGTGCGAAAGAGCATGCGGTAGCGCGCAGCAAAGTCGTCGAAGCCGTCGCCGTCGAGCAGCGAATCGCCCATGGCCTTCTGTGCGTCCTGCAGCTCGCGGCCTATATCCGCCACCGCCTGCACCAGCGCGGCCCGCGACTGGGTCAGCATCTGCTGGGTCGTCTCGCTGACCTTGCCGCCAAGGTTCGCCTGCTCGTCGGCCGCGCGCTTGCTGGCGTCCTGGTAGGCCAGCAGCGCATCCGCGGCCTTCTGCGCCGAGGTCTCGGCGCGACCAATCGCGTCGGCCGCGGTGTCGGTGTCGATGCCCAGCGAAATCAGCGAAGCGGCCGTCAGCGCCAGCGACAACGGTCCGCCCAGCGTGCCCATGAGCAGGCGCCCGGCCATGCCAAGGCGGGTCAGCGGCCCGACAGCGCGGCTTGCCGCGGTGCCGACGCCTGCCGTGGCCCCGGCAATCTCGATCAGCGCTGCGTGCATTGCGACGCCTTTTGCGATCGCCAGCGTCATGCCCTTGCCGACCAGGTAGACCGTGAGCGCCTGCGCGACCCGCTCCACAACTTCCTGCACCTCGTCGAAGTTCTCTGTGAGAAAGCGCAGTGCATCGGTCAGGCGGCGCACGGCTTCCTCGGCGATCTCGAGCCCACCGCTCTGCGCAGATTGCAGCTGCAGGGCTTCCCAGGCCGAGGCCAGTTCTTTCAGCGCGCCGTCGAGACCGCGCAACCTGACTGCTGCCTGCTCCTCGGCCGACACCTCAGAGATCGCGGAAGCAAGCTCGCGGAATCCCTCGGCGCCGGTTTTTGCGAGCGCCGTCGCAGTCCGGATGGCATCGGTCCCGAAGATCGTCTTGAGCGCTTCATTGCGCGCTTCATCCGACAGACCGGCAAGACCCTCCTGCAGTTCCCCGGCGATCTCCGCCATGGTTTTCATCTTGCCGCGCGCATCGAAGAACTCGAGGCCAAGTTCCTGCATCGCCGCCGCGGCCTGTTTGCTCTCGGGCGTCAGGCGCTGAACGAAGGTCTTGAACGATGTCCCGGCGTCCTGACCGGAAGAGAAGTTCGAGGCCGTGGCGGAGAGCGACGTCAGGAAATCCGTGAGCTCGACGCCGGCCGTGCCGGCCACGCCGCCGGCCTGGCCGATCGCGAGGCGCAGATCGTCGAAGCCGAACTTAGAGGTAAAGGCCGCCCCGGTGACGCGATCGACCACGTCGGGAAGCGCAGCCGCCTCGAGGCTGAACTGCGCCATGAGGTCGGTCACCAGGTCGGCCGACGGGGCGAGCTCCGCGCCGAGCGCGCTGGCCAAGGCGAGCGAGGCATCGAGCGCGCCATCGAGGATGCTCGAGACCGCAACGCCGTTCTTCGCCAGCACTTCGATCGCCTCGGCCGCCTGCATCGCGGTGAAGGCGGTCGTGCCGCCGAGCCGCTTGGCCGCCGCCTCGAGGCTGGCAGCCTCCTGCTCGGTCGCCGCCGTTGCCGCCTGGACGCGCTGCATCATCGCCTGGAACTGCCGCCCAACATCGAGCGCGCCCTTGCCGAAGGCTACAAGCCCACCGGCGATCGCAGTTGTGCCCATGTAGCGGGCCAGGCGCTGCAGGGATGGGAGCTCGGCTGCGACCGAGCCCAGCGATCCCTTGAGCTGCCGCGCAGCGAGATCGGTTTCGCGCAGCCCTGCCCCGGCCGGGCGCGCAGCGCCCTGGATGAGGCGCAGGCTGCGCTCGCCACTGGCGCCGAGCGCGCGCAGGTCCGCCTCGAGCTGCTGCTTGCCAGCCGCCGAGAAGCGGATCGAATACTGGCGTTCCGTTCGGCTCATTCGCTCTTGTCCTCACGCTGCAGCGCCGCGGCCTCGAGAAGCCCGGCTTCCCAGCGCGGCAAGAGCAGCGCTGCAATATCTTCGGGAACGCCGCGCGCCTTCAGCAGCGCGAGGCAGGCGGGCATGTCGAGCCCGGCGTAGCCGCCGGGACCGATCCGCCGCTGGTGGAAGAGCTCGAGCCCGGCCGAGGCGATGGCCCGGCCCTCGATCGAGCGTGGCAGATGGGTGTCTTCGGGGCATGCGCCCTCGCCGCCGAACCTTGCGCAGGCGAAGCCGGGAGCGTCCCGGCAGCCGGCGCAATGGCTCAGCCCTCCGCTGTGGCGGTATCTGGCGAGGGCGCGGAGACGTTTCCCTCCATCTCCAATGCGATCCAGGGCGCCAGCAGCTCGCCGTGCAGCGTGGCGGAGACACCGGGGAAGAGTCGCATGAACTCGTCGAGCGTTTCCGAGATCATCGGAGCGGCGCTGCCGTCCTCGAGCTCGACCCCGGCCCAGCCCACCCCGAACCGCAGGAGAAGCAGCTTGACCACGTATCGCGCGGCGAGGCCCCGGAGGGCTTCGTCGTGTTCCGGTCTGAGATTCTCCTCATCGTGGATCTCGGCCTCGAGTTGCAGCTCCTCAGGCAGGTTCTGCCGGGCAAGCCGCAGCGCGGCCGCCTCGGCCTCGCGATAGTCCGCGTAGCCGAAGGGCTTGCAGGAGACCGTGACGCCGTAGCCGAGGTCGATCTCGCGCGGCTCGGAGCCGCGCCGGTGAAGACGCAGGACCATCAGGCCGGGTTGGCGTAGCTGGCGGTGCTGTTCTTGAGCGTGATGGTCATCAGCTCGGCACCGTCCGCAGGCCGATTGGCCCGCCAGTTGAACGACGACGACAGGATACCGCGCCCCTCTACCGGCACGCCTGTGCGCTCGAGCCGAACGTTCGGACAGACGATCTCGAGCGAGCGGGTCGCGCTGATCTCCCACTTGAAGCCCAGCGAGAAGGACTCGCCGGTATTGGCGAGATCGTAGATCACGCGATCCTGGAAGCGGGCGCCGAGCGTGCCAGAGAGTTCCCAGAAGCCGGACTGCATGGCGGCCGCAGTGGGCAGACCGTTGAGCGCCTCTTGGTCCGGCTCGATTCCGCTGTTCAGCGTCAGCGCCGCCTGGGTCACTGCCCCGGCGACCGCGCCATCCATCAGCAGCGCCGCCTGGAAACCGACCGGCACAGGATCAGGCGCATATTGCACGGGCGTCGCGTCGAGCGTGGTAGGCTTGCCCACCTCCTGGCGACCGGCAAGATTGAAGGTGACCCGCTGGCGCTGGCCGTTCTTCTGCCCCGAGAGCTCGAGCCCGGTCATCGCCAGGCTGTCCTGCACGAAATGCTGATTGATGCCGGTGTGCGAAATCCCGTGCGTCATGAGGCGGATCACCTGCTGGCGCGGCACGTCGAAGACGTGGCTGTAATCTTCGGTCCCGGTGGTCACCGGATCGCCGAAGAGCTGCTGCAGGTGCCAGCCGATCGAGTTCAGCCCCATTGGCACCGTCATGGAGCCCGTGAGGTTCTCGAGCCCCGCGACCACATCGCCCGGCATCGAGTCGCCGTAGGCGGCTTCGTCGTTTGCGAGCTCGCCGGTGGGCGAGACGTTGTAGGAATAGAAGGGCATCAGCCGGAACGCACCATCGGCCGCCGCCTCGGCGGTGCCAAAACTCGCCTGTTGGCGCGACAGCAGCCGCGCCTCGTTTCCACGCGCAAAGGTCATGGGATCACTCCATCGGGTTGTCGGGGGTTTCGTAGTAGATCGTCACCGGCAGCACGGCGCCTTTCAGGCTCTCCGCGCCATCCATGGGCACCACGTCAGTTCCCTGCGGGGCATTAACCCGCAGGTAAGTCACCGCGCCGCCAAGCGAGCGGTCGGCAAGCAGCAGCGCCACCACGCCCTGCATCAAGGCATCGAGGCCCGCGTCGCGCTCCTCGGCGTCCGATCCCTGCACGACGCACTCGAGTTCGATGTCGCGCTCGAACTCGCGCGTCCCGGTGCCGAGATGCTGCTCGCCCTCGTCCGGATCGGCCGGCTGGACATTGATCAGGCCCTCGGCCGGACAGGCATGCGGCAGCTCCGCCTCGCGCAGCACCCGCGCGGGATGCGGGGCCAGAGCTGCGACCAACGCGGCGATCGCGGTTTCATGGGTGCTTGGCATCATTTGCGCCTTCTCTTGCGGCGACGCAGCGTGCGGAACGCCGTGTCGATGTCTTCGGCAAGGCTGCGCATGGCGAGATGCAGGTTCTTGTCGATGTTGAGCCGGCGTTTCAGTCGAACGCGCGGCACCAGGAAGAACATCGGCACGGTCATCAGCCCGTGCCCAGTCTTCAGCGCGCGCTTGCTCTTCGAGAGCGCGTAGCCGCCCCGCTTGCCCTGGCGCTGGCGCTGGTTGTCGACCACCAGCAGTGAGGCGCCGTGCTCGCGATAGACAAAGCGCAGCGGCCCGAAGCGGTGCTCGGGAAAGTTCGACGGCGTGAGCCGCTTGCGCCCCTCGCCGAGCTTGGGGGCATCCGGGGTCGGGATCGCGAGGTAAAAGCCGTCGGCCGAGCGGATCGTTGCGCCCTCATCGAACACACGCAGCAATTCGGGAGCCTTGGTGTAGATGATCGAGGCGGCCGCCAGCGAAGCCTGACCGCGTGGATAGTCCTTCTGACGCCACGACCGCGCAAGGCGCGGACCAAGCCCGCCCGCCAGCACGTCCTGGCGCAGGAGCCGCTTGGCCCGCGCCCCGGCCGAACGGACCCCGGCGGTGATCGCGCGCTCGGCGAGATCGAGTTCCTCTTCCATGAACTCCTCGAGGTTGCCGGTCAGGGCAACGCTGATCCGCTCCTTCATGCAGGCTGCTCCACGGTGTTCAGCAGCACCTTGTAGCGCCGCGGGTCCCGCGTCCGGACGTGCTGCACCTTGCGTAGCTCGGACCCGATGCCGAGGATCGTCCCCTTGGAGAAGCCCTCGAAATCGGAGGCGAGGATCTCGAACATGCCAGCCTCCGACTGCACCTGCAGGCTGCGAAAATCAGCGATCTCATCCGGCCGCGCCGGAAGCAGCCGCACCGGGCGTGCCACGCCCTCGGGATCGAGGACAGCCTCGATCCCGTGACACCGGAAGGTCTCCTCGACGCTGCGAAGAAACGGGGCCATCGCGCTCAGTCCGCGGCGCCGGTATCGGCCGCGCTGGCGCCGGTGCTGGCCGCGCTGACCTCATTTGCACCGCTCGAGGCCGGGGCCGGATCGGTGGCGCCCGCCGTGGCGGGATTGGTCTTGGCGGCCGCAGGCTTTGCCGGGGCTGCCGCCTTGGCCGCAGCCTTCTTCACGGCGTCAGTTTCGGTCTTATCCGCGGCATCGGCGCCGACGCGCGCACCCTTTTTCTCTTTCTCGATCTCATCGGCGACGGCGGCTGGCACGGGGCCCGACCAGCCGGCCGGCAGCGTGCGCTTGGAGCTGGCATCGAGCTTGTAGGTGTGATCGCCGGTCATCTTGACGCGCACCAGATCGCGCGCCTTGGTCTTCTTGGCCATGGGTCTCTCTCCGAAGGAAGGGAAGGCACCGGCGCGGGTTGCGCCGGCGCCGGTTTATCCGATCAACTCAGCCGATCAGTTCGAGGTGTGACCGCGCACCAAGGTCGCGGGGCGGGTGCAGATCTGCGCGTTCTGCATCATCGCCTCGACATCCACGTAGCGATCTTCCTGGCGATCGGGGAACACGGCCGAATAGAAATCCTGGCCGGGGGTGTTCGCCATGCCGACATAATCGGGCGAGCCGTTGAAGGTGCGGAAGGTCTGGCGCGTGCCCACCGGGAAGATCGTCGCCTCACCCGCAGGGATGAAGTTGCGCGAGATAGTGGTGCCATCCTCCTGCGGCACTTCACCCTCGCCGAGGTACTCTTTCCAGCGGATGCCGCCGAAATCGAAGCCATCCGAGACATCATCGCGCAGCGGGTCGCCGCCGTTGGTGTTCTGGAAATACTTGTAGCGCTCTTTGAAATCGGCATGCGCCATGAGCTTGTCGGTGAACTCGGGATGAATGAGTGCCATCACGCCCGACATCACGTCGCCCTTGAGGTTGGTGCGGACATGGCGCGTCACCTCTTTGCACTTCGCGGCGAGATCGGTGGTGCCGGTTCCGAGGGTGAAATCGACCGATTTGCGGGTGACTTCGAACTTGTCGAAAAGATCGATCAGTTCGGAGCCGTCCGCGTCCAGAACTTTGCCCTGCAGGGCGCAGGCGCGGTGATACTCGCGGGTGATGTCGAGCGAGCCGCGCAGCTCGATCTGGCGCTCCATCACCTCGTCCTGCGCCTGCTTGAGCTCGGTTTCCGAGCCAAAGGCGCGAATGTTGTCGATGTCGTCGGCGGTAATGCGCGACTTGAGGCCGAACCGCTCGGTGCGGAAATCGACCATCTTGCGCTTGCCGCGATCTGCGCCGGGCAGCGCAGTGCTGCGCTCGGAAGAGTTAACCAGCTGGATGACGCCGTTTTTCATCTCGACCGAAAACTTGGTGCCCCGGATCGATTTGGCGACGAACAGCCCCAGGCTGCCGATCAGGCCCCACTGGTTCGGGACAACGCGGATCGCCTCGCCGAGCGCCATAGCGCGGAAGGCATCGCCCTTGAAAATATCGATATGAGCCATCGTGGCTCTCCTTTCGTGGAATAGCGCGCGCTGGCGCGGGAGGGATCAGCGCCGGGCGAACGCGGCGCGATGTGGATTAGCCGGCGACGATGCCGACCGATTTCAGTGCCTCGCAGGCACCGTCGCGGGCCGCCTCATCTGCAAAGCTGTTATCGAAGATGAGCCCAAAGCGGCGCACGCGGGTGTGCCGCGCCTGGATCACCGCGTTGACATCGGCCGACGCGGCCTTGGCCTCTGTGCGCAGCACGGCAACGGGGGTTTCGGAGCCGTCTGCGGCACCGGAGGCGCAGCGCACGTATTTGCCGGTGGCGGTGACCTTGCCGAGCACGGTGCCGGGCTCGAGGTCGGCGCCGGCGCCGATCACCGCGACATCGCGGGAATACTGCGCCTCATCGTATTGGACGAAATCGCCGGCGGTGCGGCCTTCAGTAAGGGGAGGCATCGGGGTCTTCCTTTCTGCCAGAGGTCAAAGAAAAAGCGCGGAGAAAGCCCCCGCGCCGGATCAGTTGAAGCGGGCTGCCATGCGATCCTTCATCGAGGGCTCGGCGGCCGAAGCGCCGGGTGCCGGAGCATCAAGGTCGGTGGCCTCGGCGTCGATCGAGGCCGAGAGAGACTGCTGCGCGCCGGCTTTCGGCGAGGCGGAGAGATGCGCGATCGCCTCGGCCGAGGGGATGTCGCTGTTGAAGGCGAAGCTCTTGGCGAGGTCTTCGCGGCCCTCTGCCTCAGGCGAGGTCAGGATCGCCTGGATGCGCGCCTTGGGGTCCTCGCTCGCGGCGGGGGGCACCGGGGCGGTCGCGGCCGGGGCGGCCGGGGCAGGCATGGTCGCGGCCGGCGCACGCGTGGTCGGCACGTCGGCCGAAGGCGCCGGGGTCGGCGCGTCCGCGTTGGGGGCGGGAGTCGGATTGGTCTTGTCGGTCATCAGGCTCTTTCCTTCTGCACTGGTGGAAGGCCGCGCGGGTCTGCGGCCGTAGAGGTCGTCAGCGAAAGCCTCGAAGGCCTCGCGCGGGTTGGCGATCTCGTCGGCGAGGCCCGCCTCGACCGCGTCAGCGCCGATCAGGCAGCGGGCTTCTGTGGCTAGTGCCGCCTCGGCGGTGAGCTTGGCGCCGCGGCCGGCGCCAACCGTCTCGGCGAAAATCGAGCGCAGTTGCTCCATTTCTGCCTGCAAGTCCGCCCGCACGCTCTCTGGAAGCGGGGCATAGGGGTTGCCATCAGCCTTGTGCGCCCCAGCCGAGATCACCGTCACCTGCACGCCCATCTGCTCGAGCAAAGCGCTTTTGTCGGCATGCATGCAGATGACGCCGATCGAGCCTGCCCCGCCGGTGCGCGGCATCACGATCCGGGTTGCCTGCGAGGCGATGGCATAGGCGGCCGAGAAGGCGTGATCGCTGATGAAGGCCCAGACCGGCTTTTTCTCGCGCAGCTCGCGGATTTGGTCCGCAAGCGAAAAGCACCCCGCGACCTCGCCGCCGTGGCTGTCGATCTCGAGCGCCACGCCGCGCACCATGCCGTCACTCGCCGCCATCTCGATTTGCGCCGCGAGCCCCTCGTAAGACGTCTGCCCGGAGCTGTTGCCGATCCATCCGCCCCGGTGGATCAGCGCGCCGGTCACCGGGATCACAGCAATCCCGTCGCGGACCCGGTAGGCACCGAGCCGGCCGCTGCGCATCCCCTCCTCGAGGCGCTCGTCGAGGAGGGACGCGCGCGCCCGGCGAAAGGCCTCGGGCGACGCTTCGGCGCCCACCACCTCAACCTCGGCGCCCACCAGGCGTGGGCCGAGCCCCATGATGAAGGCCGCGGCTTTCGTCGGCGCAGCCAGAAGCGGCGTGTGAAACACACGCTGCGCGATTTGCGGATGATGCATGATGTCAGTCCTCGGGGCTCAAGCTCGGGCCGATGGTCGGGCCCAGCAGCTTCGCGAAGCTTTCCTGCGCCGGGTGCAGCGTGCCCTTGGGCATGGCCGAGACCTCGCGCGCGATTTGCTCCATATTGTCGGCGTAGTCGGTCCCGGTGAGCTCGGCCGCCTCTTCCTCGAGTGTCGAGAGCCCCAGCGACACGCGCATCGCCGCGGCCTGCGCTTCCTTGACCGGATCGACGAACCCTTTGCCGGGTCCGATCCACTTGGCGCGGGCATAAGCCGGCCAGAAGGCGTAGAAGTCAGGCGCGCCGCGTGGCAGGCGCACATGACCATCCATGATCTGCTCTTCGAGCCAGGCCATGAAGAACGGCTGGCAGAAGCCTTGAGCGAAGGCGGTGCGGCGCGCGGTCCAGCCTCGCCAGATCTCGATCATCGCCGCCCGGGCGCTCGAGTAATTCGTCTTCGACCAGTCCGAGGCGAGTTGCTCGTAGCTGATCCCCATGCCCGACGCGATGTGCCGGAGCACCGCCGCCTCGAAATCGGCGAACTGCGCAGCCGGCCGGGCGGTCGGCACCATGCCGATCTCGTCGTTGGGATAGAGCGTGCTGATCCGCGCGCCGCCGATCTTCACCCCGCCCGAGCTGCCGTAGAATTCGTTGCGTCCACTCTGGTAATTGATCAGCGACTGCATGCCCTCCTCGTCGTCGAACATGTCTTTGATCGACTCCGGGCCCATCGGGCTCTTGATGAAGGCCGCGAGCACCGCGTTGATCACCGCCGCCTGCAGCTCGACCCGGCTGTAGTGGTCCTCCATGCGCAGCCGCTCGACGATCGGCGCGAGGCGGCTGATGCCTCTGGTCTGGCCGTCACGGGTCTTGTCGAAGAAGTGGATCACCTGGGGGCGGCCTGTCGCGGACTCGCGCCCGATCCGCTTCCAGGTCATCGCGTCCGACCCATCCGCCCAGCTGGTCGCGTAGTGACCTTGCCGGAAATGGTAGGCCCGCGCGACGCCGTCGCGGGTGATCTCGACGCCGCCGCGCAACCGCGCTTCGTCCGATGCCCCGTTCGGATTGCTCAGCAAATCGGGATCAACGACGCGCATGGTCGTCTTGAACGGCCGCCGGGCCCGCCAGTTGACCAGGGCAATCGCCTCGCCCTCGACGAGATAGGTGCGATAGGCCATGCCGAAGAGCAGCGGCATGGTCTGGCTGCGCGTGGTGTCGCAGAACTTGCGCGGGTCATCCGCGTAGGTCCGCCAGCGCGCCTCGATGGTTTCCTTGAACTCCTGCGCCCAGTCCGCATCGAGCCCGAGGGCGCGCCAGTCCGGCTTCAGGAGCGGCCGGAAGTTTGCGCCGATGACGCCATCCACCTCCTTGGCGATCGCACCGGCGGCCCAGCCATTGTTGCGACCGAGATCGCGGCTGCGCGCGGTGATGCGATCGCGCCCGGGCAGCACCTCGGCGTCGACGGCGCGGTTGGAGGGCAGGAATCCGGCAAGCGTGTCGATGCCAGTGTCGGCCGCGACATAGGGGGTGGAGCCGCCGAACCCGGCATCGCGGAGCGCGCCGCGCTTACGGGGAATGCGCGGGACCTCGGTCAGCGAACGCACCGCCATGTTAGAACCTCACCGGGCGAGACGCGAGGCCACCGCGCGCCAGGCCAAGCTGGCGGCGCAGCGAGGAGATGTAGCGGTGCAGCTCCGCCGCATTGGCCGGAGTGTATTCGGTGCGGTGCCCGTCGTAGCCGACAACCACGGCCTGACCGCCGATCCGCAGCTGGTGCAGCGCTTCCTCGGCCTCGGCCAGACGTTTCGTGAGGGTTTCGTTATCCACCATTTTGCTCCCTCAGAAGATCGGCGAGCCGCGTGGCCTTGCGGGCCGGCTTGCTCTTGGGTTTCGGTTGCGCGCCCGCGAGGAGCGGCAGAGATGCATCGAAAAGGTCCGGCTGTTTGTCCGGCGCTGGGGCCGAGCGCTCGGCGGTCAAGGCATCCCACTGATCGTCGGTCATCGCAGCCCAGCCCTTCCGGAGCGCGCCGGCCTCGGCGTAGTTCATCGTGTCGAGCGCTTCATTGCGGCGCGTCGGCTCGACCAGGACCCAGCGGCTGGTCATCACGCCTTGCTTGTTCCGGCTCAGCACGCGGTTCTCGGCGGTGATCATCCGGTAGTATTCGTCGCCAAGCGCCCGGGCGAACTGGATGAAGCCGCGCTCTTCGGGGTCTTCCTTGCGCAGGTGCGCATAGAGTCCCGCTTTCAGAGACGAGACGTTGAGATTGAAGGCGCGCTTCTGCGCCTTCTTCACCTTGCCGTCCCTGCGCCGATCGAACTTCTGGAGCGCCATCAGCGGGCCGTTCTCGGTGGAGCCGCCCTTGACGATGATCACCCGGCCCCAGGGATGGCGCTTCGCCCAGCTCCACACGTCGTCGGTATAGGCGCCGCCGTCGATCGCGAGGATGTCGAGCGGCACCCGCAGCCCCAGCTCGGTGCGCCACTCCTGGCGCAGCAGCGCGTTCAGCGCGTCCCGACCGGCCTCGTCGCCGATGTGGTGCGGGATCACCTTGTAGTCGATGACCCAGCGCCTCCGGTTCGCACCGAAGGCCACCAAGTGCACTTCGAGGCGGTCATCCTGGCAGTCGACACCCGCCGAGAAGATGAAACCCGTTGCGGGCAGAACGCCGAGCTCGAGCACCGCGCCGGGCTCGGCATGCTCGGTCCGGTCGCGCAGGGTCTCCCAGTCCGGCGCATCGGTCGCCTGCTCATAGGGCAGGCCGAGCACATCGTTGAAGAACACCTGCTCGACCGCGGCCTTGATCGGCTTGGCGGTTGCCGCCTTACCAGGCGCCGCGTCGCTCCCCTGCCCTTCGGCGGCTTTCGAGCGTCCCGCCTCGAGCCGGGTCCAGCCCATCATCTGCGCGTATTCGACCGCGATCGAGGCCCAGTCCCGCTGCGGTGCATAGGCGCGCCAGAGGTGAAAGCCCGGATGATCCCCGCCGCGGTTGTGGCGCACCCACTTGCCGAGGCGGACAATCTTTTCCTTCGACCCGTGACGGATCGGTTCCCGGCACCTCTCGCAGGTAAAGTGCGCAGCATGCAGACGCTCAGGCTCGAGGCTCGCCCTGAAGTTCTCCCAGGTCAAAGGCTGCTCGAAGCCGCAGCTCGGGCACGGCACGTGGAAGAGCCGCTGATCGCTCCGCTCGAAGGCCTCGCTGATCCGGCACGTCCCCTTGATCATCGCCGTGGAGACGCGGAGGATCTTGGCATCATCGAAGCCCGAGGCGCGGCTCTCGGCCAGCTTTTCCGGATCGCCCTTGTCCGAGCTCTCGAATTTCGAGAGGTCATCCATGATCACGAGGCGGCGGCTGGTTCCGGTCAGGTCGGCGGGCGATCCGGACGAGGCGACCTTCAGTGAGCCGTTCCGATCCAGTGTCTCCTGGTTGAAGATGTTGTCGCGGTTCTCGCCGCGCCCTGCTCCGAAGACCCGGATCAGCCCCGGCGCCTGGCGGCGCATCGGCATCCATTTGTTGTTGACCCACTCGCTCGCCGCGCTGCCGGTCGGGTGCACGATCAGCGAGTCGAGCGGCGTGTACTCATGCCAGGCGCCGAGCGTCGGCTGAATGATCGAGACCGTCTTGCCCCACTGCGCCGAGCCCCGGATGGTCACTTCCCGGCTCGGGTGCTCCGGCGAGAGCACCTGGTGAATCTCGCGCAGGAACTCGAAGCGCGCGATGTCGAACAGACCCGAGATCGGCGAGCGCTCGTCAAACTCGATGTTCTCGGTGCACCAGCGGGTGATGTCAGGGGGCGGCGGCGGCGCCATCGCCGCGGCCATGGCCGAGCAGACCACATGTCGCGCCGACGCAAGAAATCCCATCAGAAATCGACCTCGTCCTCTTCGCCGTCCATCGTGGCAGCTGTGGCCTCTTCAGCCATGGCCTCGGCCCGCGCGCCCCGGTGCTCGCGCCAGAGATCGATCACGAGTTTCCGCGCTTCCTTGAAATCGACACCGAGCTCGTCGGCGATCGCTCGAGCAGCGCGGCGCAGGAAGTCTTCGACCTGTGCCAGCTCGCGCGACAGAGCGCGCGTTGCTTCGCGTGCGGCTTTCTCCGCCAGAACCACGCTTCCCTCTTCAAGCATGTTCTGCCGGCGCAAACGCCGCGCCTCTTCCTCGACCTTCTGGATCCGCGCGAGCTCGTAGCGGTCCGGATCATTCCGGGGCAGCTGCCCATCCTGCCTCGGTGTCGGCGCGCTCGCTTCGGGCGCACCCGGTGCAGCTTCACCATCTCGCAGCCGGCGCTTCGTCTCGGCGCCGTTGCCGAGCATCTGGCCGGGGTCCAGCCTCTGCTCGAGGACCGCGCGGACCCTGTCGACGTTGAACCGCCGCGCCCGCCCGGCGCCGGTGAAACACCCGTCGAGCTTGCCCTCTGACACGTACTGGCTGATGCGCCCCTTCGAGAGGCCAAGTTCTTTCGCAAGTTCGGTCGTATTCATCTGCGACCTCCCAAGTCGTTTAGCTTCATCCCCTTGGTTTAGTTAGGAGTTTAGGCTTTTTCAGTTGTTTAGAGAGGCAAAACCCATGCCCTTAGCCGCCCCGTATACGGGCGGTTTCCAGGAGGGACCCATGGATTTCGGCTAGTAGTGGCTTGTAAGCCCGCAGATCGGCCAACCGCAGCGTAGTCGCACACCCACAGGCGCGAGAACCAGCCATTCCGACTCCGAGATGCAATCAGGCGTTGTCAGCTCGGGTTAGAATCTGCCAGCATCGGAACATGAACGGCCAGTGCCGCAAAACACTCACAACCTCGAGCAGTCGATCTTTTCGCAGGGCAGCACCAGTGGAGTGAGCAATGTCGACAGAATGGACAAACATCCAAATCATGGAGTGCCAATCCGAGATTGGCGCGACGGTCACCGTGTTCAAGCAATCCGACGGAGAGCATCAACGCTACGTCTTGGGGAATGGACGCCCTATCGCCGCCCACCAGGATGGAACATTTACCATCCCGAATTCCAATACTGTTCTCAGCATCACGAGCTTCTAAACGAAAACGCCCGGGCGGAATTCTCCCCCGGGCGCAAAAACTTTCGATGATACCAAGATGGCCGGAAGCGTAGCGACTGCGGCTAGCTACTGCTCTATGCGGCTTTCGTCGTTACTCGGTCGGGGCGGTGGTGCCCATACCCGTGCCTTCGGTCCCGTTGTTCATCTCGGTCCCAGTGGCGCCCATAGCATCGCCGGTCGCCGGCGGGGGCGTCTGCTTGTCGCGATACTGGTATTCGGGAGCGGCATCAGCCTCTTCGCGCGTCATCGCCAGCTGAATGGCATCACCATCATATTGGATGTCCAGTTCGCTGTAATCGACTGCGATGTCTTTCTCACCCATGCCAAGGAAGCCACCCACGCCGAGGATAACTGCCGTGATCTGACCATCCTCGGTGATGATGAAGTCCTTGATGCTGCCGATGGTTTCACCATCCGGCGACGTCACGCTGGTGCTGAGCAGCCAGTCACCGAGCATCTCGGCACTATCCTGCTGTGAAACGACTGCATCGGAGGTCGCCACAGGTGCAGCGGCATCATCCGTCGCGTCGTCCATGGTCGCGGTGCCGTCCGTCTGCTCGGCCTGCTCGGCGGGCGCTTCTGCGGGATCCTCGGCGGCGGGCGCGTCGGTAGACATGTCAGCGCCGCTATCCGGTGCCTCGCTTTCCATCTGTTCTGCGGGCGCTTGGTCGGTCGGCGCCAAAGTCGTCTCCTGAGCCCAGAGAGGACCGGCGGCGAAGGGAAGCGCAAACACGGAGATGTACAGATACTTTTTCATGGTCTTCATCCTTCTTGGGTATACGGCAAGAACCCTGAAGCAGGCGTCGACGTTCCGGACCTCGTCGATCCCAAGCGGAATTCCACTGCATTATCCGGCTTCTGGCGGCGAAACCCTGCCCACAATCGCGCCATGCGCCGCGATCCGGAACCAGCTCTGTCATCGAGCGTTCATCGCGCCTGTCGGTATCCAGAAAGCATCGCGCCCGGAGGGATTTCTCCTCCGGGCGCGGAAACTCTCGATGATGCCAAAATGACCAGAAGCGCAGAGGCCGTCAACCCCTCCCGCGCCACACCATCGTCCGCCGCCCTGCCATTCCGTCGACGACGCACAGAAGCGCAGACAGCAGGCCGACGATATCACGCGCCTCGTAGTCGTCGATGACCACCCTGAGCGCCTCGGAGCGCGCTGCCTTGTCGGTATACCCGAGCCAGCCCTCAAGCCGCATAATGGCCGAAGTCGCAGCCCGCTGCTTCTCTTCGTCGGTGCGCTCGTCGATCGGCGGCGTCTCGGCATCAGCTGACATCGCCTCGATGGGGGTGAGCAAGCGTAGACACTTGGCGTGACGAGCCGGTGCCCCAATTGCCCGGTCATGTGCGACCTGCACGCGCCGCATATGCTGGATGGCATCCCAGAGCCTGGCGCGTTCATCGTGATCGCTCACTGCTGCTGCCATAGCTCGTCCGGCAGCGCAGCCATACCAGGGCGCTCGAGCTTCACGTCGCCCGGCGGCGTGGTGCGTCAGGCCGTTTTGACGGCAGCGCACGGCCAGCAGCGCAGCCGACGGGTCTCGATCATCTACCATTCTCTTGGCTCGACCATTCGGCTCGCGCCTCTTGACCGGCGCTAACCCAGGCATCCCGGCCAGTTCTTTCTTCGCTCGGCGCCGCGCGCCCTTGCTATAGATCTTCATCCTGCTCTCGCCCTTTTCCGGCAGTTCTTAATTTTGCGCTTGCGGCAGCAGCGCCATCGCCCGACGCTCCATGCCTTCGTACCAGCGCAGCCACTTCTCATCGCCGTCCCGAGCCATGCCCCTGCGCAACCGATCGCGCACAAGCTCGACCTGACGGTTCCATTCTTCAGCCTTCACGCGGATTGCACGGCGCTCGCCGTCGTTGATCGGCGGGCGTTTGCGCTTTTCCAGAAACCGGAACTCCGCAACCAGCACGCCCTCGAGCAGCGCTTGCGGCCCGCGGGCTGACCGAAACCAGCTGAGGATTGTCGGGTGCTCTTCGATCGGGCGCGGCGCGACGGCATCGGCAACCACGCAGATCGTCGCCATCGACGGCCAAGCATCCCGGGCCTTCCCCTCGCCACGGTACCGCAGCATGTCGCGCAGCGTCCCGAGTTGCTCATCCGTCATGTAGGTCAGCGCGTCGGCGAGCTTCACCAAGAAGGCGTCGTGCGCATTGAGCTTCACATTCCCCGGCTTGCGGAAGCCATGCTCGGTCAGCGGCTCGATCAGCAGGCGCCTCACCCTGCCCCTCTTCGTTTCGGTGGTGGTCTGCTCTTCCGTCATGGCCATCCCCTTCTCTCAGCAAATCCTGAGTTATCCACAGGCGTCAGCGGTCGGTTTGAGGTCCGAGCGGAAATCTCTTTTCATTTCTGTCTCTTCTCCTCTCTTAGAGCCGACAGAATGTCCGAAGTTCTGTCACGCTTCTGAACAGTTCTGTCACACGTGACAAAACCGGTTGTTTCTTCATCTGCGGTAATCGGTGGTCCCAAGGTGCTCCATACCCTCGAGGATGCGCACGGCGGTGCGGTTGCCGTGCGGGTAGGTATCGAGAAGCCAGCGGTGCAGCATCACGATGTAGCGTGGGTTCGAGGCCAGGTTCTTGGAGCCAATATCCTCGACGCTCTTGCGCAGGCGGCTGAGCGCCTGGCGCTCCTGATCGGCCGACTTGCGATCCTGATCCTTGTGCTTCCACTTGAGCGCGTCGAGCGCCACGCCCGTGACAAAGCGGTTCATCAGCCGGATTTCCCCCGTGCCGATGATCCGGCACCGCGTCCAGCCGTGGAGCGGGCTGATCTTCCGGCGCAGGTAGCCTTCCCATCGCGCTAGAGGGATGTCCATCATCCACGCTTGCCGCTGCGGCTCGGCGGGGATTGTGCCAACCGGGTCCTGCAGTTGACACTTGGACCAGAGCGCGAGCGCGAGGCCGATGACCTCCCAGTCTTCGATCTCTTTGCAAGCCTTGAAGAAGTCGCTCTCGAGAAAGGATGTGTGATGGAGCTTGAAGTAGCTGTGGGTCTCCAAGCGCTCGCCGGCCGGAACGGGGTACTCGGGAAGATCGGTGACGTCCGACACGCGGGTCAGGTTCACGGTGTTCATCATGCTCTCCCCTTGGAATACGCCTGAGCGCGCAGCTCCCACAGGGCCGCCATTTCAACCTCGAGCGCGTATTTCGCCGCGCCGAACGCGATGTCGTTGCTGTGCAATCGCGCCGCCATCACCTCGCGGGCGCGGGTGTGCGCAAGGGCGACGTCATCGCCAGGCGCGACATGCGGAAAGGCGTCGAGCGCATCGCTCAGCGCCATGATGGTGCCGCCGCAAAACGTCATGCCGCCCTTGTGCAGGGCAAGCGCCGTCGCGGCGATCACGAAGGATGCGCGAGCGGAGAAGGTCATTGGCCCGCCCTCCGCGCAGCGCCGCCGGTCATTCCGGCCCGATGGAGCATCCGCCAGACGGTGGTTCGCCCGACGCCCAAAGCGGTCGCGATGTCATCCAGCTTTGCGCCGGATCGCCGCATCTTCACCGCGCGGTCATCGCCGCCATTGCGAAGACGGGGCCGAACACCGTTGGGAAGTGGATCGCCGTCACGCTTGAGGGCGCGCGATAGGCGCCCCCGACTGCATCCGGCTCGATCTGCGACATGCTCGAGCGACAAGCCGGACCGCCGCAGCTGGCGGGCCTTCTGAATGTCGATTGACGTAATGTCTGCCATGGCCATCTCCGTCACCAATAGGCAGCGGACAGGTCCGCCCCTCCCTCAGCCGCTTCATCCGCCTCTCTGACGCGGTTGGTGCGGACTCGAACCTGGTGACTCGCGAGACCGCTGGACTTCGCGATTTCACCGCTGAACGTGCCGCCGGCCCGGCTTTTGACGAGTGCGAGGAGCGCCTCATCGTCGGAACGTGTCGGGGTGCGATAAGCCATGGGCGTTCCTCAGAAGAAGGCCGGGGCCGAAGCCCCGGCAGTTCCGACAGGAAAACGCGGGGCATTCAGCCGCACGCGGCCCCGCTTCGCGCCACGCACGGAGAACGGCATCCCCCGAGCGACTGAATTGACGTGCGGGCCGGACACCGCGTTTGCGATGCAAGGCGGCGTCATGCCGCCCTCCGCTCGCCCATCTCCGCCTCAAGCGCCGTCGACAGGGCCGCGCCGTGCTCGACCATGGCGATCAGAACCTTGTCCGCCGACGGGCGGTTGGTGGCGTTCCACCAGTTGCAGGCGGTGGAGAACCGCACCTCGAAATGCGCGGCGACCTCTTCCGGGTTCCGGAATTCGGCGTGCAGGAACCGGCACCAGACCTCAGGAGCTGTCACCCGAACAGCGAACCGGTCCAGAATCTTGGGTCGGGACTGGCGCGGCGTCCGCGCGGCAGGTTGGGCTGGAGACTCATTCGAAGCAACGAGGTGTAATTTCATGCTGCATTCCCTTTCGGTGCATGCGCCAAGGCCAGTTCGTCGGCGGATACCGGTATTCCCCGGGATGCAGCGCCCAAGATTAGCGCATGCCAGTACTTTGAGGGGATGCTCTGCCGCTTCACCCAACGGTGAACCGCAATCAGCGCGAGATCAGAGTCAGCAACGCGTGCATCGTCCAGGACCGCGCGCCGGTCGGGCCATTCTTCCAGAATTTCAGAGACGGTTCGTTGGATCATGACCAAGATGGTTATGACCAATTCGGTCATCTGTCCAGCGCCAATCTTGGTTATTGAGACCGATTTGGTCAGCGAGGATCGTGACCGGATGAAAACTCAGCCCAAAACCCCCCTCCCTCGCGAACTCGCTGAAGCCATGCGACCCGAAAGCATCGGGCACCGCCTCCGCCTACTTCGGGAGTCTCAAGAGCTTTCACCTGCCGAGATGGCAGACCTGCTGGGGATCGAACGCACCTATTGGTCTCGGTTCGAGAATGGGCGGCGAGCCATAAACGAGACCACGGCTGCCCTTCTAGTCGCGCAATTCGGCGTCACCTTGGATTTTCTGATACTTGGAAGATGGGACAAGCTCCCACTCGACCTGGCGACGAAGATGCGAGACCTCGGCGAGAAATAACACTCATCCACCGACGCATCAGCCTCGATGGCGGCCAGCGCAGCCCTGAGCAACCTTGGATTGCCATCCCAATACACTAACAAGCTCCCCCGGAACATTACGTGAACAATTAAGCGGCTACACAACCTGTGGCGCAAGCGATTCGAATGTGAATGACCTTTGTGGTCATTTTTCGGATTGACAGTGACCATATTGGTCATGCAATCTGATCTCCATCAATCAATGGAGACGCTACTATGCCGGACCATACCAAATCGCAGTTCAGCGCGATCGCCGCTGGCCTCACGAACCCAGAACTCCCCCAGACCCTCCCTTCCGCTGCGCACCAGCTCTGGCTGACCGCCAAGGAACTCCGCGGCGCGCCGATTGACGGCGAGCGCCTGCAGCGCCTGGAAGCGATGCCGTCGCATTACCCGATGGCTTCCGCTGGTGAGGCTACGCTTGGAGAGGTCGCAACCGGCCTCGAGCGGGCGCGCCCTGCGATCAGCAAGGCAGTCGAGGAAGCCCGCCCCAAGCACGATGCTCGGCGCGCAGGCTTCCTGACCCGGTTTCTTCCCCACCACCCGGGCGGCGACGCGGCGTGAGCCGCGTCCATCGCTCGACATCACCCCCGCGACCCCATGGCAGGCGGCATCCCGATGCAGGCACGTTCATCCTCCCTCCCATCGCCTGAGCGCGGAGAGGCAGCGAGAGCAGAAGCCACCACTCACGGACACCACGCCCTCTGTCTCTCACAGGCCCGCGCAGTCGTCGCGGATGTCGCCTGCCATGGGATCGCCGAGATCACCCGCGCCTGCGCGGTGATCGCGGATCGCACAGACGATCCCAGCGAAGCGCATTCGGCCCGCGCGCTGCGCGGCATTCTGGAAGGAGAGCAGACGTGATCAGCAACGCCATCCGCCACCGCGAGCGGTATCTCGACGATTTTTTCAGAGGCATGTGCTGGGGCCTCGGCTTCGCGCTCGGCGCGGCCTGCGTCGGAATCCTCGCGGTCGTGGTGCCCTTTCTCTGATGGGGGATCATCCGAACCCCGATGATGTCTTCCGCGCCAACTCAAAGATCGCGCGGGACGCTTTGGACAAGCTCGCCAGGGAACTGCGCACGGAAGACCAGCACGACCGCGCGGCGATCTGCGAGAGCGCCAGCCGCGTGATCGACACCACCAGCCGGGGCTACATGCTCGCGACAGAAGAGGTCAGGCGCCTAAGCCCGATCGAGGATCCGTTCTGGATGGTCTGCCGCAAGCCTCGACACCCTGACGCGAAGACTGAGCCAAAGCGCCGGTTTCCTCGCATCGAGGCTGCACGTGATGAAGCGCGCCGACTGGCATGCGCCCTTGGCGTTTCTTTCGTCATCCTGGTCGCGATCGAGGAGATCGCGCCGCAGGACACCAAACCGGGGCGCCTGCCCCACTGAATGCAGGGCATGAGGCCCACATCCCCTCGCCGCGAGCCAGCATGGATCGTCTCTGCCCCCAAAGACGAACGCGGCGAGGGGCCACAATCCCAAGAGGACTGAGCATGCTGATGCCCCACGATGCCGACTTTCAGGTAGACACCGCAGGCGCCGACATGGCGCGCGCGGCGTCGCGCAAGCGCACCCCCATGAAGGAGACCGCCGAGGACAAAGCGGTTTCCGATGGCGCCTTCGGCGTCGCCGCCGGCGAGCTGAAGCAATTCATCGAACGTTTTGAGCGCCTCGAGATCGAGAAGAAAGAGGTCGCCGACCAGCAGAAGGAGGTCATGGCCGAGGCCAAGGGGCGCGGCTACGACACCAAGGTCATGCGCAAGGTCATCGCCCTGCGCAAGCGGGACCCCAATGACGTCGCCGAGGAAGAGGCGGTGTTCGAGATGTACAAAGCCGCGATGGGGATGGCGTGATGGAGACATTCAACCATCTCCCGCCCGAACATCTGGAAGCCGTCGGACAAGCGCGTCTTGGCGACACCGCTCCCCGGAAGTCCGCAGCCTTTCCGCCCCTCAGAGACCAGGAAGGCCAGGTCTTCGGCGAGGGCTCGCAGGAGCAGCCCCGCGCCGCGCGTGCGCCGTTGCCGTCGGGCTGGTGGGCAGCGGTCCTGATCTTCGGCATCATCGTGACCGGCGGCATATGGGTGATCTGCGCCGGGGTCGAGCAGCTTGGCGTGATGATCCGCGCGATGGCGGCGTTCATCGAGGCGCCCTTCTGATGCGCGACACCTTCGATTTCCCCGAGCCGCCCGATCGCGCCTTCACCGGCCTGCCGCTGATCGTCGACAGCTTCGCCGGCGGCGGCGGGGCTAGCACCGGCATCGAGATGGCGCTTGGCCGCGGGCCCGACATCGCGATCAACCACAACCCGGCGGCGCTGGCGCTGCACGCGGCGAACCACCCCGAGACGCTGCACCTGTCCGAAAACGTCTACCGCGTCGATCCGCTCGACCACCTGGCAGGCAAGCACATCGGCCTGATGTGGTTCAGCCCGGACTGCAAGCACTTCAGCAAGGCCAAAGGCGGCAAGCCAGTGGCGCGGAACATCCGCGACCTCGCGTGGATCATCCCCGGGTGGATCGAGCGCATTCAGAAGAGTGGCGGGCGCGTCGACGTGGTGCTGATGGAGAACGTCGAGGAGTTCGCAGGCTGGGGCCCGCTGATCGAGACCGAGCGCGGCTTGATGCCCTGCCCGGTGCGCAAGGGCGAAACCTTTGACGCCTGGTGCAAGGCGATCCGCAAGCTCGGCGGTAAGATCGAGCGTCGCGAGCTGAAGGCCTGCGACTACGGCGCCCCGACCATCCGCAAGAGGCTCTTCGTCGCCATCCGCTTCGACGGGCAGCGCATCGTCTGGCCCGAACCGACGCATGGAGCGCCAGACTCGGACGAGGTGAAGGCAGGCAAGCTGCAGCCGTGGCGGACCGCCGCGGAATGCATCGACTGGTCGCTGCCCTGCCCGAGCATCTTCGACAGCAAGGCCGAGGTGATGGAAAAGCACGGCCTCCGCGCCGTGCGCCCGCTGGCCGACAACACCCTCGCCCGCGTGGCCAAGGGCCTGCGCCGCTACGTGCTCGACGCCGAGCGGCCCTTCCTGGTCAATCTGACCCATGGGGCGCGGACCGAGGATCTCGACGATCCGATGCGCACCGTTACCGGCGCGAACCGCGGCGAGAAGGCGCTGGTCACCCCGTCGCTGGTGAGCATCGCCCACGGCGACAGCGGCGGGCGCCGGGAATACCCGCTGACCGAGCCGCACGGCGTGGTCACGGCGGGCGGCATCTCGCACGCCGTGGTCGCACCAACTCTGATGCGCCACTTCGGCGCTTCGGTCGCGGCCGACATCGCGGCCCCGGCACCGACGATCGTGGCCGGAGGCGGCGGCAAGACCGCACTCGTCGCCCCGTCCATCGCCAAGTTCATGACCGGCGCCACCGGTAGCGACATCGCAGCCCCGCTCCCCACGGTCACCGCCAAAAGCTACCTAAAGCGCCCGGGTGGCGCGGCACCGCTCGGCATCCTCGCGCCGCTGCTGGCCAGCCTGAAGGGCACCACGCGCCGCATGGGCCCCGTGGCGCAGCCTCACCCCACCATCTGCGCTGAAGGCAACCACAGCGCCGTCGTGGCGCCGGTGCTGACCTACGCGCAGCAGGGCGGACGCTGCCGGTCGATCGAGAATCCGCATCACACGATCTGCGCGAGCAAGAAGGACCAGAACAGCATGATCGCCGCGACCATGGTGCATGTCGGAAACGGCGAGCGGAAGGGCCAGGCGCCCCGCGCGCTCGACATCACCGCGCCGCTGAACACCGTCGTCGCCGGCGGCGTGAAGCAATACCCGGTCGCGGCCTACCTCGCCCAGCAGAACAACGACGGGCGCCGGGCCAACGACTTCAATCCCGGCCGCCCGGCGGACGCGCCGGTCTCGACCGTCACCAGCTCCGGCAGCCACCAGACGCCCGTGGCCGCATGGTTGGCGAAATACTACGGCACCGGCGACGGCGCGCCCGCCACCGAGCCCATGCACACGATCACCACCAAGGACCGGATCGTGCCCATGCAGGCCGAACTCGCCGCGCCGCCCTTCGACGAGGCGCACGCACCCCGGGCCCGCCAGGTCGCCGATCTGCTGCGCCAGCACGGGCTCTGGGATGAACGCGAGTTCGTCACTGTAGAGATCGACGGCACATCCTTCGTCATCGTCGACGTGGGCATGCGGATGCTCACCCCGCGCGAGCTGTTCAACGCGCAAGGCTTCCCGGCCGACTACGTCATCGAGGGCGTCTGGCGCGAGCGCGGCGGTGAGTTGGAGTTCGAGGCCTTCCCGAAGGACGTGCAGGTTTCGTGCGTCGGGAACAGCGTCTGCCCGCCTCTGGCCGAGGCACTGGTGCGGTCGAACTGTGCGCACCTGGTCGAAGCTGAGGAGGTAGCGGCGTGAGCGTTTTCACCACCAAAAGCCCCGGAATGGGGCAAGTGTCCAAACCGGGGCGACTGGTAAAACATAATCAATGGCTTCAATTCATTGCCCTCACTCTCAGCACCGGCGAAATTCCGGCGTTCGTGACCAAGATGTCTGCGGGCTCGTCAGTCCACTCACGGACCTCGTTCACGCTGCGTCACTTTCTTGCCTCAGTCGAGAAGGCTCATCCCCAGATTGCTAAGATTCCTGTGGATAACAACCGCCGGAAAATCCGCTCTCTAGATGTGGTGGGGTTGGCAGCATGACCGTCTACGTCGACGACATGTATCGCTCCCAGATGGGCCGCTTCCGGCACATGAAGATGAGCCACATGATCGCGGACAGCACCGACGAACTGCTCGCCATGGCGGACCAGATCGGCCTGAAGCGGAAATGGCTGCAGAAGGCCGGAACCGCAGACGAGCATTTCGACATCGGCATGGGTCTCCGCGCCAAGGCGGTCGCCGACGGTGCGGTCGAGGTCACCATGCGCGAGCTCGCGATGAAGTGCCAGGCGCGGAGGTCACCACCATGACCGATCTCCTCGCCGCCTTCGTCATCATCTGCGCCGCAATCCGCCCGGTCCACATGCTGATGAGGCTCCCCGCCACCAAAGCGCGCCGCCGCGCGATCCAGCAGTTCTACCAGTCCAGCTAACCCCGATAGAAGGAGCCAGAGGCATGCCCCCCGATCGCATGACCCATGTGCAGCCCGCCGAGTTCGCCGTCGAGGCCCGACCTCTGGCATATGTCAGCGCGAAGACGCTTGGCGTCTTGATGGACATCTCCGAGAGCACGATCTGGGACTGGACGCGCAAGGGCCACTTGCCCAAGCCACGGAAGATGCCGAGCGGTGCGACCCGATGGAAGTGGTCGGAGGTTGAAAAATTCATCGATGGCGCGGCAGAGTCGCCCGACGATGCCGATCCAATCCTGAGGGCAAGCCGTGGCCGGTGACATCCGCCTTGAGAAGTATGTTCAGCGCAAGGTTGCGCGGGGGAGGGAGTACTTCTTCTTCCGGGTGGTGCGTCAGGGTCAGGAGCTCCGCCGCCCGCTCCCGCATCCGTTCGATGCTGAATACCGCGCAGCTTATAACGCGGCGCACCACGAGGCCTTCGGCACCGTCCCGGGAGAGTTCGAGAGCCCAAAGGCCATCGCCCGCCTCATCAGAGACCACAAGGACAGCGCGAGATATGCAAAGCTGCCCAAGGCCAGCCGCCTCCTTCGGGACTACGCTCTAGACTTGATGGTCGACCGCTGGGGCGCCTTCGACGCTGACCAAATCCGACCCATACATGTGCAGGCGGTCTACGACAGCCTTTCCGAACGCCCCGCAACTGCGAACCGCCGCCTTGACGACATGAGCGCAGTGTTCAGCTGGGGCAGGACGAGAGGCTTTGCAGACGACAACCCCTGCCGCCGGATCGAGCGCGTGCAAAGCGAAGAGAGCTACGAGCCATGGCCTGATGACCGGCTCGAAATCCTGATCGGACAAGGCAAACGACACATCGTGAAGGTCGCCCTAGTCGCGCTCTACACCGGGCAACGCCGCGCTGATGTGATCGGCATGTGCGAGACCCAGATTCGAGACGGCATCTGGACCATCGAGCAGGGCAAGACCGGCAACCCGGTGACTGTCCCGCTGCACCCAGTCGTTCTGGCGATCATTGAGGAAGAACGTGCATCACGGCGCAAGGCTCAGATCGTCGCCCCGGCTCTCCCGCTCTTGACCAACAGCCGCGGCAAACCGTGGGGAAAAGGCTTCGGCGCCTCTTGGACCAAAGAGCTGATCCGTCTGAAGCTGAGGCCACAGTCCGTCGAGGAAATCGAAGCCGGGCAGTTCCGCCCGACCTTCCACGGACTGCGCACGACGAACGCAACAGTCATCGCGAACACCGTCGCCAGAAGCCCCGAGCTGTTCGGAGGCATCCAGCGTGTTCAGGCAATGCTCGGGCACCTGTCTGAGCGCATGTCGAAGCACTACGCTAGACGCGCGGAGGTTGAGCACTTGAACCGCGAGACGGTGCTACTGCTACCAGACTTTGGGAAACAGAATCCCGAAAGTGGGAAACATGAAGACGGTGAGGCCGCTAAGTGA